AACCATTTGCGTTATACAAGTACCCCGAATAAGTGAATTGTGCTAATAAGGGACTTGCAAATAAGAATAGAATGATTAGCCATCTCATATCTTTAGCTTACCTCCCATTAAGATTTGATAGTTAACGATATCTTGATTGGCGATGTATGTGCCTCCTCCTGTAAGTCCAAACTTAAAGGTCTTGGTAATTGAGTAGTTTAGATTCAAGAACGGAACCACGATTGGCTGGCTCTTGAATAAACTCTCTGTGTAGTATTTTGTGTAGGGAGCGTAAACTGCCGCAGCAATGATAGTCGCATCAATATGTTTAGAGAGTTGACCCTTGTACATGAAACCAGCAATAGCCATGGTTGAGATAATCTCCTCTTCAAAGAGTTGACCGTAGGAGCCAGCTGCTCCGTAGAGTGCTGTAAAGTTCTTCAGTGAGTTCACCCTTACAAAAAGTACAGAAGTTGTATAGGACTTTGGCATAAGACCAAGACCTCCTGATAATACGTTAATGTGTTTGTTGCCTTTAGAGTTGACACCAATCCAAGACTTGATAGCACTTACGTTGCCTATCCTAGCATTGACCATGTAGTCAGCAGATAGACCTAAAGACGCTGTGCCGTCTCCTTTTACTCTGGTGAAGGACATTGTACCCCTTGCGTCCTGTTTGTCGCTCTTAGCGGTCTGTATGCCTACTATATCGCCTGTAACTAGGATTGCAGGCTTTTGGGTTTCTACCTTACCCTTAGCAGCAGCTTTTGCTGTAGTTCCTCCACCTGCTTTTTGGGTTTCGGTCTTTTGCTCCTCTACTTGTTCGGGAGTTTTTTCTTCAGGTTTTTTATCAGTTCCACCACCTGAACCGCCCCCTCCGCCAGAACCATTGCTACCGTTGCCAGAAGAAGAACCAGAGCCACTCCCAGAGCTGCTCCCAGAACCACTAGAGCCGCCAGCATTATTATTTGAATTGCTTCCATCGTTATTTACTTGTCCTTCCGACGACCCCACGGATCCTTGTCCAGATGATTGGTCACCTGAATTAGAAGAATTCCCAGAACTACCAGTAGTGCTATTGCTTCCATCACCACCAGACTTGTCGTTCGATTTTCCATTTTTAGTCTTGATATTTACTCCGGATGTTCCTGACGTTGTAGTTCCTCCTACTGATGTACTTGATCCTAGAGAAGTCGAAGATAAGTCCAAACTCGTCAAAGAGTTCAAAGTCATTACATTATTTACTAGGCCCATTACCGTGTTGGTAGAAGTCGTAGTAGTAGTTGTGGTTAGTACACCATCACAAGGTTTGGTTGTACTGAAGTTTGTGTACGTAGAATTTAACCAAGAATCAAACGTACCGTCTTGCAATTCTGTGTATGAAAAAGCCCTAACCTGTCCGTAGTAAGACACCATTATAGGCGAGTTCATGTCTGCACTAATGAACTTTAACTCCTTAGTGCAGGGGTCGGTGTAACTGTACATAAAGGACTGAGCGTTTAGGCCCAGTCCAATAGTACATAACAACAACAATATTTTAACTCTTAAAGACACCGTTCTTGATAAGGTTTTCAATCACTTTTGTACAAGCTGTTTCAAGTGATTTACGTGTAGCCTTACCTACTGTGCTTTGCGAGAATTTCATTCCGTCTAGGGATTTAAGGAAAGACTCACCTGTTTTGGTGGACTCACCTTCTCCTGATCCAATAAAGATTTGACCTGTCTTTGCATCTACAAAGCGAACCTGTAACCGGATAAAAGTAGTCACAACTACTTTAGCTTTAGCTCCTTCTACAGTTTCGTCCTCATCAACGGCAAAGTCTGCAACAGTCACGTAGACAAAGTATTGTGCAGCTTTAATCTTTCCTTTACCATCAATAGGTTCTTCAAAGACTCCTTTTTTAGAAGCCTTGAATTGGGTTACCATCCTTTCCTTGATTTCACCCTTCTCTTCAGTAAATACAAAACGATTTGTTTCATCTAAATAATCTAATACGGATTCTGCAAAACCTAGGCCAACGTTCTTCTCTTGTAGAGCAGGATACATAGCCAATACCTTGGTCATGTCCATGCTGATTACCTGTACTGTTCTTTTGATAGAATCAGTGTAACCAGATACAGTAGAGATGTCTGCTTTCTCAATAACCTCATCCTCGGTTGTGGTCTTCATAGAACCACAACCATAAACGAGGATTACTAATAATAGACTACCAAGGATCTTCTTCATCAGCCTGGGGTTTAGAAGCTGGAGCAGCAGGGGCAGGAGCAGCTGCAGGTGCAGCCTTCTCTTTGATGATAACAGTGTTACCACCACCAGAGTTTGCCTGTTGCTTTTGTTCGTTGTTCGTAGTGATGTTAATCACTGGTGCGGGAGCAGCCGTAGCCGCTGGAGTTTCTGGGGCATCCTCGCCACCACCTAAGTGGGTTGCAAACCAAGCACCACCGGCAGTTACCGCTGTGGTAATTGCTCCGATGATTGCCTTCTTTACACCAGACATTCCGCCTTCTTCTTGTTCTTCTGACATAATATTATGAATTAGTTTTCTTCTCTTTTACCATACTTAGCTGCTAGAATCTCTGGGGTATCATCTTCCTCATCTACCTTAGCTATTAACATTTTGTCTCTGTCTTCAGAGTTGAACCAGTAGTCAACTACTTTGTTCAAGTTACCTACAAATGCTCCTAAAAGGATAAGCAACATTTCTTTCCAGTCTTCTCCAATAGAAGCCCCTACAAAGACAGCAGCATTAATACCAACTATGATCAAGGTAAATAACCCCAATACAATAGCAGTGATTCTCCAACGGTTAGCTTGCATCTGTTGCAGCATGTAGTAGAAACGATTGTTATCTGCTACTTCCACAGGTTTTGGCTGTGAAAAACCTAATTTTTCTTTTAGTTTCATATGATTAATAGTTTAGAGTCTAGGACTTGTTTTTCGGTTTTAAGAGTTAAGATGTAAACTCCATCAGGTAATCTTTCTAAGTCCACGCTGTACTTATAGTTTCCAACAGGCATGTGCTTGTCCAAAATATTTTGAACCAACTGACCTACCTCATTGTAGAGGGATAAGTTTACGTCAGATTCTTCAGCTATCTTGAACTGTACTTGAATGGCACCTTCTGAAGGATTTGGGAATGCTACTAGGTCACTTACTTGGTTAAGATTTACTACGCCTTTTCTACGAACCTCAATAATGCCCATAGCTGGCTTAATATTCATATCCTTAGCCTTGTTATCACCTACGTACTTTTCTGCTGTCCAGATCGCTGCTGTGGCCCAGGAATCCTGTGGTTTCTTAGCAATGAACTGGAGAGTGAATACTTGTTCTCCGTCTTTCAGTAAATTAGCATTGGTTAAGTCAGCACCTCCCCAAGATACAATCCCGTTAGAAGGGTTTGTGTAGGCAGTCCACTTCATGATTTTTTCTGTAACCTCAATCTGTTTGAAAGACAAGTAAGCTGTATCGTACTTAAGATCTAACTGAAGGGCAGTAAGGTCTTTGCCGTTAGTCAAAACTTTAACTGGTACGCTTACCAAGTTGCCATCCTCTACTTTAATTTTAGGCATATTGATTTCTACTGTCTCAAGAGTAGGGTCATCGTAACTTACTGTTTTGTCAATGATATAGTTCTTAGCGTTTGCTGGGTTAATGATTTTGATAGGAGTCAAACGAGCACGCTTAAATCCTGTCTGGTTTGCATCACCCCGTACGTTAATGTAGTAAGAGATAGAATCTTTTCCATCAACACTATAAGTAAAGTTGGTTACGCCTGTGTAAGTAGCAGTAAGGTTTGTGGCAGAACCGTTGATTGCGTTAAACTCTGATACAGTAAAGAACAAGATATCTTTCTTAGAGTTAGGCCATGCAGAGAATCTACCTGCCAAACGACCATACACACCGTACACGTCAGCAATAGTAATCAATCCGTCAGATCCGTTTACGTCAAAAGAGTAGAAGTCAAATCCTGTAGCAGCATATTGGCCTAATACAGCTTGGTTAATCTTTTGTGCATCGGCAGTTGAGAAAACGGCACCAGGAGTCATAGTATCTCCTTTAACAGCCATACGTACATCCCAGTAGGTAGTATCCAAGAATTTACGGAATACAACAACACCAGCAGAGTTAGTAGCCAAGGTTTGTACAGTAGACCAAGTAGAAGAACCAGGTGCTTTTTTCTCTAGAGATACCCAAAGATTCTTAGCATCTGTTCCAGTAGTGTTCATGAACTTAGCAGCAAAGCGAAGTACCTTTTGATTGAAACGACCACCATAAGAGTAAACTACCAATGTAGTATCATTACCGTAGTTGGTAGCTGCTCTGTTTGTGAATGACTTTAAGCCACTGATTTTTAAAGTTTTGATAGAGTCTAAGTTGTTCCAGGTAGCTTCTGCTGCGTGAGTAAATGTAAGGTCAAAAGTAGCTCCGTTAGAATAACTGAATGTAGCGCTTGAACCTGTGTAAGCAAGAGTTACAGTCAAGAATCCTTGTGCGTTACTATCAACATACTGAAGATACTGGTCTGATGTAGAGATTTTCAACGAAGGAACTACACCAGTAAAGGCTGTGTTGTCGTAGAATACTCTGTACTGAAGACCGGTGATTTTCTCACTAGTTCCAGAATTGTAAAAGTAAAGGGGAGCAACAGTTTTACCAGCAGTTGTGGTTGCTACTTGGTACCCTGAATCAATTGCGATCCAGTGACCAGTACCGGGAGAAGTGGTAGCACTCTGTCCAAAGAGGCTAGCCGTGAGCAGGAATAATCCTACTACAAGCGATTGTATTTTTTTCATGGTTTGTATAATTGCATTTTTTCATAAGCATTTGCCGTTAACCATGGCTCTGGGGTTGGTAGTTTTTTGATGAAGGATAATTCGTACAGGTAGCATCTATATTCTTCTTCCTTTTCCGTAAAGACCGCATCCTCTAGCATAAATACTAGATGAAGGCTCTCGTGGATTAATACAGCCGCCAAGTTATTAATTGAGTTTAACTTGATGTCTGCATCTGCTATCAGTATGGTGTAGTCTCCTTCAAGTACACCGTTGGAAGAAAAAGAACTTTTCCAAAAGTCGATTCTTTGGCACACATCCTTAAAGACTAGATACTTTTCAGGATCAGTAGTCTTTATAAGTTGTATAGCTGAGTCGACTTTTAAATCCCAACCGTCCCCTGCTTTAGCAATTGTTTGTGCTTGGCAAGGAACGGTTAGGAGTATTAAAAGACTGATAAACAGTCTAAACATTATTTTTTCTTGGCAGCTTTCTTAGCTTCACCCTTTGCTTTGTCTGCGGCAATAAAGTCACCAGACTCAATCAAAGTGTAAGTGAAAGAGTTACCATGGATACCGCTTGCCAATTTGCAGAACTCAAGGAACTGATTAAAGTCTCTTTCACGCTTGAACACTTGGCAACCTTCGCTCCAGTTTTCTACAAAAGTAGAATCAGCACCAGCCTTGTGGATGTTGATACCAAAGATACCTTCTTGGATTTTAGACTCATCATAAGTCATGTCCTTGTTAGCATCACGGTAAACTTTCACGTTAGCTTTTTGCTTAAGAGCTTGGTATTTACCTTGGTGCAAACCCAATTGGTGAGAACCACGATATTGGCCGGGAACCAAACGAGCAACACCTGCTGCGTTGTGAAATTCCTTGACTCCCTTTGTTCCGGGATCTGTTGTTGCTTGCCATTGGTGAAACTGCCAAACACCTCCTACTTTGAAAGACACAGTCAAAGTGTCGTCAAACAAGTTGGTAACATCGTTACCAGTAGAAGAGTTGCGTACTCCGATAATATTAATATCGTAGTCTTTTGTTCCGTCAAAGTAAACGTAGCCTTTTGCTTTTACTGCGGCTTCAATTTGTTCTCTAGTGTAGTTCATGATTATTAAGATTCAGTGGTTTCAGAAGAGTTAGAGGCTTCAGGCTTTTTCATGATTTTTTCAACCGAGGTCAAACCTAGGCAACCAAATGCCAATAATGCTACTGCATCTACCAAAGGAACAGATGGAGCAAAGTGAGCTTCGGTAAAAGAATTGGCGTATAAAGTAGCACAAAGAGTAATAGTGCATACCAAACCGCATAGACGTTTCATGGAGACAGAGCCTTTTTCATCTTTGAAAAGACCTCCAATAAAGTTTACAAATTTCATAGGTATAGTTTGTTTGCCAACAAAAATAAACTTTTGAAAAAATAAGTCAAGTACTATTTAATCTAGTCTCTCTTCAAGAAAGCTTCTAACTGTGCTCCTACCATTTCAACAGTTGCAATATTTTTTAGACGTATTCCTACGCTTCCAGCTGCTGTCAAAGCAGATGTTTGAATATTCCACACATCTCCTGGTGTTAAAATAGCTGTACCAACAGTATTGTCTACGGCTATTCCAGAAGAAACTCTGTTTGCGGCAGGAACAGCAAGTGTTCCTATATAGTTTCCACTTCCATAAGATGTACCTAATCGTACATTATTAGGTAAAGGCAAGTCTAAAATAGTGTTTGGAGAAAGCATAGACGTGGTATTTAAATTTAAATCTCTGAACTGATAGTAATTACTAATGTTTGAAATTAATTTAAAAAAAGCCATTTGATAAGGCATCTCTCCGCTAGGACCTGAAACAAATGGACCTGAAAGTTGGTAATTATATCCATATACCTCTTTCGTATAAATACTTGCAGCTGTTATTAAAGCGTGTGTTCTTGAAGAGGCTTGAAGAGTTCCTACTATCGTTAATGTAGGTACGCTTCCAACATAAATACCATAAAATCTAGTATCAGTACCCAACCAAAAACTTCCTGCTGTTACATTTCCTGTTATATGTACACTATTAGCAGCATAAATAGTCATACCGCTACGAGTTCCTTGATTTCCATAAGATCCTGATGACGAAGATCCTGATACGTTACCTACTACGACTATATTAGCTCCACTATTACTACAAAATATACCAGTGTGTCCGTATGGTATATTAGGATCTGGTGTTCCAATAACATTACCATATACATTTAAATTACTAGCTCCTGTTATACGAACTACTCCTGTCTCATATAATCCTGCTGCGCCTTCTAAATTCCCAAATACATTAACAGTTGATCCATTAGCAGACATATTAATATGCCCCAGATTGTTACCTCCAGGCCCAAACACATTACCATATACGTTTACAGTGCAAGCGGAATTGACGTTAATAGCTGTAGAGCCACTGCTGTAGTCAAGAACTTTTAATATGTTTCCTGTAAAGTTATATGTTCCTAATCCTGTTATATTAATACAAAAAATAGAAGTTGAATTTGTATAAGGTCCTCTAAAATTACCATTGAAATTAACAGTAGTTCCTGCTCCAGAACTCATAGTCATTAAACTATTAAAACTTGCACAAGTGAGTCCTCCAGCTCCTACAGTTAAGATTCTTGATGTTGTAACATTTGTTGTACCTCTTGGTATTGTAGTTGTGTAGTATGTGTTTTTTTCATAAAAACGTATATTCCAAAGACGACAAGTTCCATCTCCGTTTCTTCCTTGAGTAACAATAATTCTGTATTTATAATAAGCAGTAGTGTGGGATAATACATTACTTATATAGATTGAGTTAGGAAATGATGTTTGAGCTGCTACAGTATCTAGGTCTACCCAAGTACTTGTAGTAGCGTTCCATCCTTGAAATTTCCAATCTCTAGGATCATACGGGTGACCTCCAAGAACATTAAAAGTATATCTACTAATTACTATTGGTTGTTGCGCAGGGTATTCGTAAGCATACCACAGAGGATCAGCAATGGAAACATAAACATCTAAATTAAATCCTGCAACAGAAAAAGGATAATAGCTAAGATAATTATTAAAAGAAGCAGATGTTACACCTTCTGGAAAAACATCATAAGTCATTAGTTTAAATGAGTTATAACTAGTATAAGATCTGTCGAAATTAGACAGTTCATAAACATTAATGTCCTGATCAATATCTACAGTATAATCATTTAGAGCAACTACATCATTTGGTCCTGGTATTTCTCCACCATTCCAAGTTGCAGGATTGCTCCAATTGCCGTTTGCTACTGCTGCTCTGAATCTTGGTAGTGGCATTATAGTTCTTTATTATTAATTAAAGTTTGAAGAGTACTCATAACTCCTTGAATAGTATCCTCAAATGCAGGATCACCCTGAGCACTTTCAAATATATCTAAAAGAGAAATAGCTTTTGGTTGGTCAGATAGACTCTCAAAAGTTCCATCTTCTAACTCTCTAAAAGGAGTAAAACGAATAGCAACTGAGGCACCTAAACCTGGTTTCCAAAGAGGAGACATAGCAAAAGTTACTGCAAGAAAAGGGTATTCAACCCCCTCGATTATTGTTGGTTTGGTTGATGTTAGTTTCATAATTATGAGTATGTATGTGTTAAACGATTAGACCAAGATACATTTAATGCCGTAGTAATTAAAACATTAGCATCTGTTAGGTTTTGAATTCTTGTAATTTTCCAAACATTACTTCCCTCTAAACTTGATTGAGTGGCTGTTCCAACATAGGAGTAAGGCTCAACGTAGTCATGTCTTACATTAGGGGCACCTGTTCCATTAACCCAGTTTGTTCCATTATATAGGGAGATTACGTTAAGGGTTGTATCGTACACTTGAAGCGCTGTTGCTGGCGATGCTATAGCGTTCTTTTCAATTGTCGTCATTCTAGGAAGTAAAAATCCTCTTACCGTAGAATTTAATGTAAGTAATGATGAAGCAGAGGAAGTTTGAGTTCCAATAATTACTTCCGTTTGTGCTGCATTGCCACTGTTTAAATTTACAGAAAATCTCGCATTTGATGTTGAGTTATTAGATGACCCAATTATAAATGCAGTTCCATATCCGTCTAATGTAACACCAAATGAACCTGATCCTGTTGCGGAATTTAACCCGGTAGACAAGCTGCTATATGTGCCACCTACACCTGACAGGTTAAAAGATAATGTTCTATTACTAGTTGATAATACTAAAAATGAATTACCTTGAGGAATTGTTGTGCTATTTACTCTTACACTACCATTTACATCAAGCTTAAATCCTGCGTCTGTGATTGTTCCTATTAGTGCATTTCCGTCAACAATAAAGTTTCCTGATGTTCTTACAATACCTGTAGAAAATATTCTTAAATCAGGTGTACTGGTTATAGGAAATCTATCTGCACCCCAAAAACCTAAAGCATTCCATCCTCCTCCTTGCATTCCAATTACTGCACCGATTCCAGTCCCATCTGTCTGCCTAATTGCAATTTGAGCACCATTGTTGCCAGAAACAGTTCCTGCAAGAAATCTTGTAACAATATTGCGAGTTCCCGTGAATGCACCATTTGTGAATGTTGGTTGTATATCTAATCCAACCAATACATCATTGTTTGCAGATGCTACAAGTGTGTTATTTAGGAATGCACCTCTAGCAATTAAACTTGTTGCAGTTACTGAACCAACCGAATGAATAATTGCCGATGGACTACTTGTACCAACACCCAACCTTGCGTTAGTGTTATCCCAAAACAAGTTTGCGGATCCACTTACAACATTGCCAGTACCTTCAAACAATACACGCCCAACTTCTCCCAATGTGATTGGAGTTGTTCCAATTGTGATTCCTGTTGCAATTGTGAATGCTCTATCTGCGGATAAATCTTGAGTAGTGCCGTTGATTGTTAATGTGCGAGTAGTTGGCACACCGCCCAATCCTGTCAATGTTTGGTCTCCCGTGTTTGTTCCGCTTGTGTTTCCAACAACTACAAGTTGAGCATCAGTGATGTATCGCTTGTTTGTACTATCGGCAATATCGGTTGTTGTCAATACAACTGCACCCGTCTTTGTGTTTACCGATTGAACATTACCAGCAGCATCTATTGTTAAAGTATTTGCATTGTCGTTATAAGTCAGAGTAACATTAGCTCCTGCTAATAACATTTGTGCTACTCTATCATCTACTCGTTCATTTGTAAAGTAAAGATTAGTTCCTTCTGGTATGTGGGTTGTAGTTACTGCTTTATTTTGCCATTTAGACAAAGAAGAGTTATAACTAAGTAAATTATTATTAGCTAAGGAAGATATTTGAACATCGTCTAATGCAGTTAAAAGTTCCTCCCCTGTAACTAAATTTCCTCCAAAAGTAACACCGTCGCCAATATAAACTTTCTTTGTGTCTATTACATAGATAATCTCCCCCTGTGCGAACACAATAGGCATCCTATCTATTTCTAATCCACGTCTTAGTTTAATTGCCATAATACAAATATAATTTGTTTATTAAAAATTACCACCATCAAAATTAAAGCCTGCTCCAGGGACTAAAAAAGTACCTCCATCAATATCTAATTCTCCGGTACCCACACCGTTGGTCGTTGTGTTAATCCAAAGGTCTAACGCTCCGTCATAAACTAATACTTGTCCGTTAGTAGGAGCAGCCAAGGCTACGTCATTTAATGCAGCAAGTTGAGAAACACCTGTGGCATCTTGCCTAAGATCTTCTAAGGAGTACTTTACAGTTCTTCCTGTAACTGAAGATACTCCTACTACGTGAGTAGGTACTTCTTCAGGTAAAGCAGATGTTCTAACAACAGTTCCTGGTATGTGGGTTGTTTGGCTCATATGGCGATGTATTCTCCTTGTTCAGTTATTAATGCAATTTTTTCAATCCTACCTGTAGGTAACCGGTTATCGGCAAACAGTAATTGATAGTCAGGATGCTTACCTGAGAATCTTATTGTGCCGTTAGGTAAACTGTTATCCTTTATTAAAGCTGTCTTGAAAGAAACTGTTATGGGCATTCCTCTAAAGGTGATAGTGTTATCTTCTAATGAGTAAACGTTAGTTAGAGATGTTGCTTCTCTTTTTAGGTATTGGATGTCGTAGATGTTTAAATAGGCATGTGCAGAATACGCATCAAAAATCTTTTGGATTAATTGTTCTGCGTAACCATTCTGCATTCTATAAACAGCAACTGACATGACTAATACCTTAAACTGTGATTACCTCTACGCTATTCGGATAGATTGCCTCCAATGCTGACTCAACCGCATTAACGAGCAAGGTTTCCGCTGGTTGTGTCTCGTAATCTGATACGCTCAACTCTAAACCGCCAAATGTGGTGTTAAAATCTTGGATGCCTTGAATCGGGGCTTTGCCTTCTGCCAATGCTTCAACACTTGCAAAAACAAAGGTTGCGATTTGGGCGGGGATGATTCCGTCTTTTTGGCTTTTGTTATCCGAATAACCTTCGGCAATAACAACGATTGAACCACTCGGAATACTCAATCCCGATGTCAAATTTACTGGTGCGTTAATTTTTATGACTTGCATATCTTATGTATAAATGAATTTTGTTTTGTTTGTTAAATTGCCATTGAGCATTGCTCTAAATGAAGATTGAGGGAAATTGTATAAATCACTCACTTCTTTTGCACACGAATAATAAACGCCTGTCAAAGTGTCTAAAACAATCTTTGCTTTTGGGGCTCCACCATATGACCGTGCTTTGGATAACTTATTTCTTGTTTCTTGTGATGCAATTGTTCCCTTTTTTGCTTGACTTAATTTTGGGTATTTTTTCCCTATTCTACTTAGTGCCATTTTTGACTTGCTTTCATCCGAATGAGTTTTACCAAAGAAGGCATTTTTTGCACCCCACAAATCACGATTTTTTGCTCCTTGTCTAATTGCTTCCAATGCTTCTCCCGTATAGATTCTACCCTTTGAACTTGATGCAATTGGGCATAAATTACAACACCATTCATCATTAAAATGAGCATCAATGTATCGTTGTTCTAAAAAATCCAAATGTTCATTTGCACAATGCACAATGATTTGAAATTTGAACATCCCGTACTTATTTACAATGGCTTGAATTTTTGGGTTTCTATGTTTGTTTTTAGATGCTGATTCTCTGTGCGTACCTTTCCTACGCTGAAAATCAACGGCTTGACCATAATAATAATAATCATTATTATCCCAATACAAACGATATATTCCGCCTTTATTCATTAATGCAAATCTACCCAAGAAGTTCCATTATACACACACAGTTTGAATGTAGTTATATCCATTACAACCAATCCCGTGGCGGGTGATGCGATGGCGTTCTTTTGGGTTGTTGTCATTCGGGGTGGGAGGAATCCTTTGGTGGTACTTGTGATTTCTACTTGTGCAGAAGCAACGGGGTCAGAACCATTGCCCAATGATAAAGTACCGTTAAAAATAGCATTGCCCGTAGTTCCAATTTTGAATTGAGATACATTTGAACCATTTCTATATGTCCACGCTTCACTTGTCGAAAACCCATAACCCAAATATCCCCCACTCATATTAATAAATCCATATAGAGAATTGACTGTAAATATAGTAGAGCCAGAAGTGCCAATTGTAATAGCCCCATCATCGGCAATTTTAAACAATTGCGTCCCCGCACTATTCTGCACCAAAAGCGATGTAGTGGCGGATGTTGAGCCACTGCCACGGATGCCTAATCTTGCGCCTAAATTTGTATCCCCGTTTCTAAATACCGTTGCACCTATCGTGGTATTTCCACCTATAATATTGTATCCACCTACGGCAGAATATCCATTCCCGCCATAAGATATTTCAGCACCTTGCGATTGGTTCAGAAATATATGTGCATCGTTCAATCCAACAGACCCCGCACCCATTATATTTACACCCGTAGTTGCCCGTGTTCTAATTTGCCCATTAACATCCAATGTTTCCCCAGGCGCATTCGTTCCAACCCCCAACCTATTATTGGTATCATCCCAAAATAAATTAGACGCATCACTTGCAAAAGCACTACCATTGCTGAACTGAATAGCACCCGCAACACCGCTTGGGTTTGCAGTTAAAACGATGTTACCACTTCCCAAAAGAGATGTGTTGTTCAGCGTTTTGATATTCGTTCCACTTACAAGAGTTTCTTGAACTGCGATGTTCCCACTACCCAAAACGGATGTGGAATTGATGGTCTTGATGTTTGTTCCCGAAACAAGTGAATCTTGTTTGGTTGCAAGAGCCGTAAGAGCAGGAAGAGAGATAGGAAGGTTGTCTAGCTTTACCTTCTTAGTTAGGTCGTTAGCTATATCTACTGTTACAAGTAAGTCGTTACCTGTTGGAGCAATTAACTCTGGAAAGTCTGTTATTCTCATTTAGTTTAGTTTTTAATTATACTTTAATTATACTTTAGTTGTACTTTAGTTACACTTAAGCAGTATAGGTTCTAGTGTATGATGTTATGGCTGCTCCTTTAGCAAGAATAGGCATTAGATTAGTTCTGTTGTAGAAGCTACTTGTTAGGCTTTTTCCTGAAGAGTCGCTTATAGGTACTCTAGCCTCGTAAGTATATGTAGGCATTTCTATAGGTTGGTAGCTTTGAGTTTGGATAGATTCGTTACTTTGGCTCTTCAAGGAGACAAAGGATGGGCCAGATTGGCTTTCTATAGTAACCTCTTCGTAGGTTCCTTGTGTAGTTATAGTTAAGAAAGCCTGACTCTGTAATTCTCCTTCAGCATAGTTTCTTATTGCTTCTTCTACGTATTCTGCTTGTGTGTAGGTACCTTCAAATAAAACTGTGTTTAATGGAAGAGAGTTATTTGCTAAGAGATTAGATTCTATGTAGATCTCTACAAATAGTTCAAAATCTTTGGGGTTTCTTATTTTATTTCCTGTCTTAACTTTAAGTTTAGTTTTAGTGCTATCTAAAGTTATTTGAGGATGAAAACTGCCTATTAAAGTAAACTTCAACCTACTTAAGTCTGCATTGTTTAAATAAACAGACTTAGGTTTATCTTTTATTACAAGAGACAGTAGGTTTTCTAGAAAATTATTAGATATAGTATATCTAGTAGGCATTAGTAGAGATCGATACGTATTATTACAAAGATATAAAAATGCAAAATAAAGTCAAGGAAAGTGCATAGAACTTAATTACCTTTGAACTCAGTTAAA